GGCTATGAACTACGTACAGATATCTTGGCTATGGCCAAAGATGCGGTACAACATGAATATCAAATGAAATTTCAGGGTTGGGAAATGAGCGCAAAGCGTGATGCAAAAACAGGTCAACTTGTAAGCACAGTATCTATGCCTGAATTTCCAGGATTAGACAAGATCCTTGAAACTGCTGAAAAGATGTATGGTTTTGTAAATCAAGGACAAACACAGTCTAAGAAGTAATTCTTAACAACCGAAGGTTCTTTTACAGAACCTTCCTTTACGGCTATAAATAAGAGTATGAATGTACTAATACTAACCCCCGACCGTGTAGGAAGCACACTACTACAACGTTTAATTACCATATACATGAATGCACATGAGTATGACAAGCCAGTTATAAATCTACATGAACTTACCAATGGTTTACAATTATACTATAGTGATGTTTACAACAAAGAAGTACTTGGCAAACCTAAATTCCATAAATCTTGGGGATACTACCAAACATTGGAAGAAATAACAACGTTGTTGCGTGATACTGATCATTACAAAACAGGTCGTTTGGCTAGGTATCACGTTGTTAATAGGAATGATTCATTGCGAGACCAAGTAGAATTCTATAATTATATTAACGAAAACTTTTATATAATATCAGCACGAAGAAATAATTTATTTGAACATGCTATCAGTTGGGGAATACACGGAGTAACAAATAAATTAAACGTGTATACTCATCAAGAAAAAATAGATGTATTCTATAATGTTTATAAAAACGGAGTGACTATTCATCCGATTAAATTAATAAAGCATCTAAACGATTATAAAGAATATATAAATTGGTGTGACACCTATTTCAATGTTACTTCATATTTTGATTATGAAAAAGACTTAAAAGATATTGAAAAATATATATTAGGACTAGATATCTTCCCAAATCAAGAACGTAAATCTTGGGGAGATATATTTGATATCCCATGGCATGATTGGAATAAATGTCATAAATTAATTAGTGACTTTGGTGGATCCGATGTTAAACTACTAGAAAACAACGCTGTTTCTAATTTGACTCCGGCTTTATTACAAACAAGTTTAAGTTTAGTTGACCAAAATTATTTAGTACAGCATGGTCCAAAATACATGAAAGCGCACGATGAAATAGCACAACTTATTTGGCGTGGCACTCTACCTACTAATGTGCCTATTAAGTTACAAACAATGGCAGAAAAAAGAAAAATAATTAAAAACTTTGATGAATGTATTGAAGTATATAATAAATGGGTAGATGAAAACGGGATGGGTATCAAATATACTGATAATGACCTAAAGCAAATAGCAAATGAAGAAGTTAAGACTTGGTATAATGAGGTTCCAAAAAACTTGTTACTAGAATAATTTCAAATGTTCTATCTGGTTGCGGTGGGGCCGGTACTGATACATTAATCACAGTCTATACGTGATAAACCCACCGAAAACGTAGTCAAACACTGGTACTCCAAAATTTGACAATAAATGGATTTGGGTATATAATTCATTTATGAAATCAAAAATCTTCATTATTCAGCGTGACAACGACAATTATTTCAAGCAAAAGTTGCCTACATGGCGCAACGGTTTTTGTGAAATTACTCGCAATGTCATAATTGAACCAGACCCGCACGGTATCTATTTGGATGGTGAGTGGGGTTATATCACAGTCTATGGTAAAAAGATTTATGTCACTAGGGCCGGCACTGAATTTGCATTTGAAATTCGTGGCTAAAAATTTGACAATAAATGGATTTGGGTATATAATAGAATCTTAGACAGTTAAATAAAGGACTACAAAATGGCAAAGAAAATCTCTATCAAAGTTTTTGGTGACCCCGGACACGCTTGGGCACGTTTCCCCAAAGCTAAATTGGTTAGTCTTGGTATTGCTGATAAGATCACCCCTTACAGTTATCAAAATGGTACTAATGCTTTCCTTGAGGAAGACTGTGACCTGTCAACACTAATGGCGGCTCTTAAAGCCAAGGGCTATGAAGTCAAATTTAATGAAAGTTTTACCAACAGGCAAAGCAAAATCCGTGGTTATTGCTCATACAGAATTTGACAATAAATGGGCTTTGTGCTATAATAGAATCTTAAACAATTAACAAACAGGAGTTATTATGAAGGGCTTTTTAATTATCAGTGCGATTGTTGGCATATTTTTCTACAATAATTCTTCGGGCACTGTTTCCAGTATCACCGAAAAAGGTTCGTGCGAAAAAGGCGGAGTGTATTCAAAACAATTCAACTGTGAATATGTTTACAACAAGGCCACCTACGATGTGTATTATTGGCGGTATCTTAACAGTGATAAGTCTGACAGACTAGTAGGAACTACTGTTGGTTTATCTGCTTGTCGAGATACTGCAATATACGCTCATAGAAATGCCAATAATCAAATGAATCAAGATTTGGACTGGAGCGAACGCATGTATATTTGTATGCTCACTAAAGATGGCAGAAATTTAGAGAAGCATAGGTATTAAAAAGTTGACAATAAATGGATTTGGGTGTATAATACATTTATGAAATCAAAAATCTTTATTGTTCAACGTGACAACGACAAGTATTTCAAGCAGAAATTGCCTACATGGCGCAATGGTTTCTGTGAAATAGTACGTAATGTCACTATTGAAAAGGATCCGCACGACATTTACCAAGACGGTGAATGGGGTTACATTACGGTCTATGGCCGTAAGATTTATGTCACTAGATCCGGCACTGAATTTGCGTTTGAAATTCGTGGCTAAAAGGTTGACAATAAATGGATTTGGGTATATAATAGAGTCTTAGTCAGTTAAACAACAGGAGTTAAAAATGTCAGCATTAAAAACATATCTGGATCGCAAGAACGCTTACGCTACAATCTTTGGTGCAAAAGCACTTACTTTAGACAATGCTACTGACCGTCAAAAGATTGCCGATTCAATCGATTCAGATTTGAGTCCCGAGAATTTATCTTGTGACGGTGAACTGCCCCGTAGTCTGGTTCAGAAACGCTACAAGGAATTGACAATGGCGGCACGTGAATTGCAAAAATTAGATCCCTCAGTTAAGTTTTACGAATTCGTTTAAGGAGTAGTCATGGCTCGCAATCAAGACCCAGTTTTCACTTTCAATGCCGATGATGTGTGGGCGGCGGCATGTGCGGCACAACGAATCAATGGCAGTTATGTTAAGTTGGCAATGATCTCCGAGTCAGATCCTTCACTTACAAAGTTGTCTAATCGTATGTTGGCAATGCAATTGTTGACTGACCCCTTTAGTATCACGGATGAAGACCGTGAGCAAAGTAAAAAGGTTCGTGCATTTTATCAGGCATTGACTTTCAAAATCTTGCAAGGTAAAAAATTGAATGAGTTTGACAATAACGCAATGGTGTTGTCCAATCGTGATGTTATCTCTAGCAATTATGACTTTGCAGTTATTTGCAGTTTGCCAAGTTGCTATGAGCGAGGTGTCGTGCGCCAGTCAGTAGAACAGCGTATCAGTTTTGCTAAAGGTGGTTACATTAGTGCAGTTGGCAATAAAGTATCAACCTCAGTTGAGGTGTTGAGGTGTGTTTTTTCACAAAAGTGGATGACTAATTTTGTTACTGGTATTACTAGTGATGACCAAGTAGTATTCTTTGCTTACAAGAGTGAACTGCCAGTAGGTAAGATGTTTGACATTTACGGCACTGTCAAATCACAGCGTGATAATACAACCCAATTTAATCGTGTAAAGGTGATTGCTTGAATACAGAATTAATTAATAAATTGAAGGCACAATGTATCGTGCGTGAAATGCGTGGTACTAATGCGTTTGACAATTATATGGTAGATCGGTTTGATACTGAAAAGTTTGCAGAACTGATTGTGAGAGAGTGTGACCGGTATGCCCGTAGTGTATGGGAACATGGTCCTTTGTTAGGTAGAGACTTGTTAATTCATTTTGGTGTTGAGGAGATGAGTGATGAATAAAACTATTGAATGGCTTTTTAAGCAGGCTGGTGGCTATGTTGAAATTGACAGTAAAGGTAATCGTTTTACCTATACAGAAAATTTTGACCCTGATTTATTTGCCGGGTCAGTTATTGCAGAATGTGTTCAAGCATTAGTCAATCATGGTTATACAGATGCGGCAACTATGTTAGCAAACGAGTATCCCGAAGACTGGCAAAAATTTGAATTTCCGGAGATTTAATTATGACTAAATTACTAGTAGGTTTTATTCTTGGTATCGTTGTTTCAACTGTCGGCTTTAGTGGTATTGCTAGAATGGCTGACAACGGTGTTAACAAGATTAAAGAAGTAACGGTAGAACAGGTGAAGTAAATGGGACTAGATATGTATGCTTATGTTGCCAGCAAGAAAGGTCAACAAAGTGAATATTATGAAACTGCCGAGTTTGATAAGACAGTTAATGAATTTGTAAGCACTACTGTTACTAAGCCACACGAACTTGCTTATTGGCGTAAGCATCCTAACTTGCATGGTTGGATGGAACAACTATGGATTAGTAAAGGTCGTCCAAGGCAAAGTGTCGCTTGGCCGGTGTTCAACGGGATTGAACTTGAATTAACATGGGATGACTTAGATAAACTTGAACGAGATATTCGTCAAGGTAGACTTCCTAATACAGAAGGTTTCTTCTTTGGTAATCCTAGTGATAATTATTACTATGAACAAGACCTTGAGTTTGTTAACAACGCTAAGGCAGAAGTGTTCTTAGGATTGAAAGTATTTTATAACAGTAGTTGGTAATGTATATAACAAACAAATACGATTCGGTTAGGTTGCCATATAGCGAAGAAATGTTAGAATGGCTATTGGCAACTTATCCGAAATCTGAGTATAGAGTGGTTATATTGGAAGAACAACATTTATAGCTAAATACGCTACGAGGTATAGCGTGTTTCCCAAAATGTTTAAAAATATAATTATAACTATCTTAACAATAATGTTAATGTTTGTTTGGCTGACGTCCGATCTGGAAAGTGATTATTATAATCTGGATGATGTTACTATTGAATATAAATGTAGTGTAATTAGAGAGTACAAAAATATTCCGCCCGAAGTTCTTGAGGAATGTAGGAGACGGAAAAACATAACCGAAGATGTTGACAACAAAACATCGGTGTGATATAATTTACAAATTATTAACTTAAGGAACTTTCATGTCAGCCTCATGGATTCGTAAACTAAATGAATCAGATAGCCGCCTTCATAAAGAAGATGTACTCAAACAAGCATTAGAGGCAAGTGTCCTTGGTAGCAGTAATGCTATCAATTTCTTGTCATTTGTAAAAGCATGTTACAATCCTTACGTTACCTTTGGTGTTCGTCAAGTACCAGACACAACAGGTATCGTTGATGCAGAAAATCCCTGGGATGAGTTTAATGAGTTGATGCTACAACTTAGTCAACGTAGATTAACAGGTCATGCCGCACGTGATGCCATTCAAAGTACGGCTGAACGATTTGATAGTGATGAATGGAATACATTCTTAGCACCAGTATTGCGTAGAGACTTACGTGCTGGTATTAGTGACAAAACAATCAATAAGATTTGTAAGAAAACAGCTTACGAAATTCCAATCTTTGGTTGTCAACTTGCTACTAATAGTGAAGGTCGTCCTGAGATGAAAAGTATCAAACGCCTTGAGCCTAAGTTAGATGGCGTTCGTATGTTGTTGATGGTTATCCCAAGTGATTTTGGCGATGTTACTACTATCTGTTTTAGTCGTAATGGCAAACAGTTTGATAACTTTGGTCACATTGAAGAACAGGTTCGCAGTAACTGGATCAAGATGGTTCGCAAAGCCGGAACAAGTAACTTAAGCATGGGCTTTGTGCTTGACGGTGAGGTTATTGGTAATAGCTTCCAAGAACTGATGCGACAAGCACGCCGTAAAGAAAATGCTCAGGCAGAAGATAGCGTGTTCAACGTGTTTGACATTCTACCGCTTGATGCTTTCCGTGAAGGTCATTGGAATAGTCAACTTGAAAAGCGCATTAAGATATTAGAAGATATGCGTCCAGTAATTGATAACATGCCTAATGTTGAATTACTGCCACACATCATGGTTGACTTAGATACAGCCGCTGGTCGTGACCAGTTGGATCGTTATGCTAAGGATCAAGTTAATCTAGGCTTTGAAGGCATTATGATTAAAGAATTACAAGCACCATATATCTGCAAACGTAGCACAGATTGGATGAAGTGGAAGCCAACTATTACTGTAGATTTAGAGGTCGTGGGCATTGAAGAAGGTACTGGTAGAAACTTAGGAAGACTTGGAGCACTTGTTTGTCATGGAATCGATGATGGAAAAGAAATCACAGTCAATGTGGGTAGTGGCTTTAGTGACGGTGATAGAGATGATTATTGGACTAACCGCAATTTGGTCATTGGTCGCACTGCTGAAGTATTGTGTGATGTGATTACCCAGAATCAAGATGGTACTTA